GCCAATTTTCCGGCGCTAATCACTCCGTTCTTCTCGACGCTGCGCGCGATCTGGCCCGACCTCTACAACAAGAATGTCATCATCGCGCCGGCCGGCAATGGCGTCGATCGCCGCAGCGGGCGGATGATTGGCGGCTTTCGTCACGTCGAGCAGTGCCTGGAGACGATCTTCGCCACGCCGTTCCATGAGCGGGTGCTGCGGCGCTGGGTCGGTTCATTCGTCCCGCATATTCTCGGCCGCAATGTCGTGCCGCGAGTAGTGACGCGATTCTTCTGGGCGATCGCTACGTCCATTGATCTGTGGGAACCGCGCTACAGGATCAAGCGCGTGTTCTTCATGGGTAATGCGCTGTCGAAGTGGGCGCCGCGGGAAGCGATGGTGCCGGCAGAGCTGATCCGGCTCGGTCAGCTGATCTTCCGCAATGACGGCGTCTATTACCCGCGCGGGCATCTCGGAAACTTCACGCCATACCAGAGGCAGCAGTTCGGTCTGGTCGGCAGGGGCGGGCAGTTCTGGGATGTGCAGCCGATGGGAGCTGGCTCGCGATGAGCAACGGCAGCGGTCCCGGCGGAGCCGACGTCGCAACTCTCGGCAGCGTTGCCTCCAATCTGGTGACGACGACGCCGACGCGCTTCACGGTGATCCGGCCGGAGTTGCTGCCGCCGATGCTGGTGTTGCAGTCGATCTCGACCGAAGACATGATCTCAAACCGCATGGCGCGCTTCAAAGCGCTGTGGGCTTCCTACGATCCGCCATACGCTGCTCAATACGACGTCGATCAGCTTGAATTCGATCCCATCCGCATCAATCAGGAGTGCAATAGCTTCTTTGAAGCCCTGGTTCGGGATCGCGTTAATCAAGCCTGCCGCGCTGTCACGCTTGCCTTCTCGGTGGGAAGCGATCTCGACGCCATCGCCTCTCGTTATCCGTACGGCGTCCCGCGGCTGATGTACGACGTGCGTGGCAATCAGCTGACGCAGGCGCAGGTTGACGCAGGCGCGGTCGTGGCATCCTACGAGACTGACTCTGCCTATCGCACTCGCATTTGGCTCAGTCCGTCGATCCTCTCACTCAACGGCCCGGGCATGGGCACTTACGAAAGCTATGTCTTCTGGGCTCTGAGCACGCCGATGCCGCCGGGCGAGAGACCAATCCGGCACGCCTCCGCATTTACCAAGCGCGCCACGGGCCACGTCTATATTCCGATCATGACTGACGACTTCCAGCCGGACAGCAAAATAGACCTGTTGACCGGCGATCTAGTTACCAACGATCCCGGTTCGCCGACGCCAACCGACGCGCAGATCGTCGCCGTCTATAATTACATCACCGACAAGGGATTTGCTCGCAAGGGTTTGACCGATGTTGTCAGCATCCTGCGGCCGCAGATCACCCGCACCGATATCCGCGCCAATATCACGCTGTTTCCCGGCGTCGACAGCACGACACTGATGGGCGAAGTCAATACGGCGGTGCAGAATCTGGTCGCGGCAATACGCTGGTTGGGTGCTGATTTGACGATCCTTTCGATCGAGACCGCGCTGGGGCAGACCGGTGTCTATAACGTCGAGCTGCTCGAGCCGACCGCTGATGTGGTCGTTGGCCAGAGTGGCGTGATCAAGGTCGACCAGATCCGCTTGCACTACGCGGGCGTGGGCGAGTAAGCATGCCGATCGTCAATCTTACCCCGTCGTTCAACGGTACGGGCGGGCTGGTCGGTCGCGCCAGACAGACGCATACGCCGCATCCGTCTTTTGCCGGCAAGGGTTTTTTCACCGGCCGCTTCATCTATCGTGACGTCATTGCCGGGCCGGTGCTGTTCCGCGGCTGGGCGGAGCTGAACGCCCGTTTTCGCTTTTCCTGGCCAGTCACCGCGAGCTTCGCTGGCAGCAGTACATTCGGCATTTTCCCCGGGCTTAATCTGCGCATCAGGCAGCAGATACGTTCTGCGTTCAATGCGCAGGCTGCCTTTGCCGGTCGTACTGGCGCGCCGCTCGTTACCACTCCGGTCGCGTTCTCGGCAGTGGCGGCGTTCGGGTTGGTGCCACCGCTATATATTTTACGTCCGCCGGTGCCGGGCTATTTTCTTGATTGCGCGCTCTTTGGCGCGAGCACCCTCAAGCTCGATATCGAGCTAGTCGACAGCGATCCGATCAATGCCGGCATCGACGAGTTGGCCGGTGAGAAGGTGTTGTGGCCGCAGGCGACGGGAATGGAGAAGGCGCTCGCCACCGTCGACGCCTACCGGCTCACGCGCATCTATGCCGAACTGGTCCGTGATCAGTGGGATCCTTACGCGATCAGTTACCGCAATCTCCCGTACCTCGCCTGGGCGATGGGTACGAATCTCTGGGAAGACTGGTGGAGCGAGAAATTCAAACGCTATTGGGTCGCCAATCAATGGACCTTCAAATACGAACGCGGTTCGTTGCTCGGCTTGAAGCACTTCACCACGGCGGTCGGCGGCACGGTGTTGCGGGCAGTCACGCCGCCGGCCAAGACGTTTCCGACTCGCTCGCTCACTGCCGACGAGCGGCAGGCGTACCTGTCGCGCTATCCGCAGTTGCGCATGTATCCGTACTATGCGCGCGGCCAACAGCCGTACCATTGTTTTCCGGGCGGGCATTCATTCGCCACGACCGGCGATGCTGTGCCTCCATCGCAGATCGGCAAGCTATTGCGCGCCCGCAACGGTGGCTACGGCGGCAACGGGCTGCGCAAGATGTACCCGACGTCGCAGACCACTGGCGGCCGCTATATGCATTACGCTACGTTGTATGACCGCGGCGTCGAGACGCCGCTCACCGTACGGCAGATCGAGCATGTTATTACCGGCACGTCGGCAGGTTGGGGCTTCACGCCGGGAGCTAGCCAGTACGACGAGCAGGTAGTGCTTCCGCTGACCGAGCGCGTGTTCTTCTATCTCAATCAAAAGAAGTTTCTCGATGCGCGCAATAAGAAGTACACGGTATTCACGGGCAAGAAGGCAGCGCTGCGCACGATCACTGTGTCGCGCTCTGGGCCGCTACCGTTTACGCAAGGGCAGATCACCTATCAAACGATCGTGCCGAGCGATCAGCTGATGGAGCTGAAGCCGCAGCACGTATTTGTGAAGCATCCCACGCAGCGTTACCGCATGTTCGAGATCAGACGCGACAAGCGTTTTGTTGGCGTGTCTTATCCGATGCGCAGCGAGGCTTGGAAATTTACTTACGATGTTTGGTATTTGTTCGATCCAGATCGCGTTCCGCCGCTGCGCCGCAGCGGTCAAGCCTACCTCGGCAAAACGCGCCTCGGCATGCCCAAATATACGTGCGAGGCGCTGATCAAGATACGCACGCCGTACCAGCAGCCGTTCGTGCATGCTAGCGGTGTGCGCAAGGGCTATGTCGGCAAATTCCGCTATCTGCACAAGCTCAACCCGGAGGCAATCTTGCGGCTACGACGCGGCGTGACGGCGAGCATGGCGCTCAGGGACACCGTGCTCATCAACACAAAGACCGTTCGCAAGCTGCAAGTGCGCGATATCTTCATGCCGGACGGCACCCACACGGTGGGGCAGCTCGCGGAGAATTAGCGGGAGATATAGGTGATCAGAGCGCGAAGCCTGCTCGCGCATCGGAAACTCCTGATTAAAGGAATATAGCATGGAACACCGTGTCCTGTACAGAGACAACCAAGAGCTGCCTTCCGATGATCTCAACAATGCCGAGGAGTGGACGCAGGAAGCGCTAGATCACGTCGTTGTCGATACCATCACCACCTTTTCCAGGTACTCTGGCTTCGTTATCTCCAAGGCTTCGGCCACGGTGCTGTCGATCTCGCCCGGTCGTCTCTATTCGCCGACCGGCGCGGTGTATGCGCGCGAGGAAGTAGTCTCGCTCGACATTTTCAACGATCGCCCCGTTACCACGCAGCGCTATTTTGCCATCGTTGCCTGGGGGCAGACGGTGCAGGAGGACATCCAGCCGCGTGATTTCTTGGTCGACGCCGATACCGGGCTGGCTGAGCCGCAAAGCGTGGCGATGACCGAGACCCGTTACTGCAACGTCAATTACGTGCGCGGCATCGAGAGCACTAGCGCGCAATTCCCGGCCATCGACGCCAATGTCACCTTGCTCGGTTACGTGCTGACCGATCCCACCGGCATCCTCACCATCATTCAATCGAGCAGCACGCAGGTCGACAATCTTGCCATCGTGGCGGCGCGCGTTTCGATGCTGGAGGCATGGCGCGGCATTGTCGATGGCGCGTTGGCAACGCTGCGCACCGATCTCGCCAATCTGGCGAAGTCGCTGCTTTTGTACACGCCGCTGTCTGATTTCCAGAAACTGGTCGATCTGGTCAACGAGCTGTGGGCTTACGCGCACCGTCCGGCCACCTTCATCTTTTACGGCACCGACCGCTTTCTCGATACCTCGCAGAGCCAGACGGCCGCTAACATTGATGGTGCTTACAATGCGCGCGTGGAGGAAGGGCTGCGGTTTCCCGGCGGCGGCACCGGCTGGGTAGGGCCGTTGGCGCTGCTCAATGCAAGCGAGCCGGTGGTGCAAACCTGGGACGACTTTACACTGCCGAGGCCATCCGGCTCGCGCGTGCGCTACGACTGCTCATTCCCGAACTTGACCTGGACGCCGGTGCGCATCCTCACGTTCGGCTATTGGACATTCACATGCCGGCATCTGACCCCGGCACGTTGGCGCTTCCGCTGTGGTCCGCCCTACTTGCCGAACCCGCCCGGGAGCGTGTGGCTATATACGGGAGACAAGGACCCGATCATCATAAACCTGATGTTCGACGGCCCATGGCACGCCGAGAATTGGGCGGTCACCAATCAAGCCAACACGAGCCAGCACGATGAGGACAACATTTATTGGCCGCGCATCGGTCAAGACCGCTGGAGATATTACTGGCGCGATTGGACGACGCATAACTATTGGGGCAAGAACTTCACCGACTTTAGTCATTCCGGCAATCACTGCGCGCAAACGCTGTACAACGCGCAGGACGGCTGGCTGACGGGTCTCACGCTATTCACGCATACCAATCTGTCGCAACCGATCACGCTGGTGATCTCCGGTTGCTTGGCCGATGGTACTCCCGATCATGGCAACCAGACTTTGCGTCGCGTCGTGCTTGGTGCCGACGACGTAACCGCGTGCTACGCGGCTCCGATCCTGGCAGGAGACATTGTTTCTTCTGCCGGTTTCACCACCAGTATAACGCCGACGGCTTTGCAGCCAGGAACGCATATCTCGACCGGCGAGCTGGTGATTTCCTCCACTCAAATGGGGATAGGAATTACTGGCGCGCCTTATTACTCAAACCTGCTTCAGCAAATCTACAACATCCCGGTCTACGTCTATCCGCTACGCATCAACTTCAAGCCGGTATTCTTGGCCGCCGGCCAGCGCATTGCGATCCATACGCACTCGACGTTCGATCACCAATTGTCCTTCGTCGATGACGATGACGCGCCGTTCCAAGTGCACCAAGGCTCGTTCTGGTATTTCGATGGCACGCTCTTCAAAATCTGGACCTCGTCGCGGCGCACGCTGCGGTTCATGGCGCATTATGCCACTTGGGGCCGTTGGGGCGACCAGCAATCGCCGGGCGGGCAGCTGAACTATTTGATCAATCTGCAACCGCTGCAGTTGGCTACTGGCATCGGCGCCGTCGACGTTCTGGCCGATCACATCATCCCGGCGGCCACCGATCTACACTACGAGGTGCAGGTCGGCGCGGTGTGGCGGGCATTCACGCAAGATGCGACGTTCCTCGATGGTACGGCGCCGCTGCTCCAGTTCCGCGTGTCGATCACCGGGACGACGGATCTGATGCCTGGCTTCTCGCTGGTCAACAGCGAGGTGACATTGGCGCGCGCAGCGTCCAACAATTTCTATCACATCTCGACGGACGTTCTGCTTGGCTCGCCGACTACCGCCGTCAAAGTGACGCTGAAGATGCACAATTTCGTTTCTGCGCACCATACGTGCACTGTTGCATTGCATTATGGAGCCACCCGCAACACCACTGGCGTCGTTGCTGATGTGCTCAATGATGATGGCTCGATCACCCGCACGGTTGCATTCACCACCGCGAGCCAGAGCGATTATGTGATCGAGATTACTGGCATCACTGACGGCACTGGCACGCCGTTCTTCATCAGCGAGCGCGATACCTATGCAACGTGAGGAGCATCATGGCTGATCCCATCGCCTACCGCGTCACAGTCAATCGACCGTTCATCTTCATGGATCTCGTGTTCGGTCCCGCCGCCGTGCAAGGGCCGAAACAAGGCTACCCTTGTTACGAGTTTCCGGCTGACATCTACAATAATGGCACGCTCGCAGACGGCACCGCGATCAGGGATTTGTGTGCCACCGTCGATCCGGTCTATCCGCCGACGCCATGACGCTGGCACTGAATTACACATCGGATCTGCAGGTCCGCTCGGACAAGGAGGAAGTTGACCTCAACTTCTTCAATCGGCGGTACTTGTCGATCTTCAATGCGCTGACGGCGCTTGATGCTCGTCAGATGGTATTTGACGGACAGGTTAACACTTTCGTTTCCACTGCGTTGCAGCAGCTAAACAATCTTCTCGGACCGCTGCTGACGCAGATACAGAACGCCAGCACGCTCGGCTTCCTGTGGGCGAAGGCGGTCGGTACCCCGGTCAACCTCGTCAACGGCGAGGCGAACGGCTTCCGCGTCACGGAAAACGCGCAGCTGTTCACGCCGACACCTGTGCTGATGGTGCAGGACCTCACCGATACGACCAACTGGGGCCTGGTCACGCTGGACGATGGTGGCTGGACGAAGTCGACCGGTGACCTCGCCGTGCACGTGATCTACGCGACCAAGACGCAAGTCTCGAATTCGTGGTTCATCTCCGATAGCGCCGCGATATTTCCGGCGATGAACAATGTGCTGGCACAGACGCAGTCGGCGCGCGACCAGGCGTTATCGGCACAGTCGGCTATGGCGGCGAATGTCGCCACCATGAATGCACTCGTGGCTCAGGTGCAATCTGGTCCAGTGGTCAGCGTTGCCGGCAAGACTGGTGCGGTGACACTGGTCGAGGCCGATATCGGTGGCCTAGTCACTGATTTGGCCGCCAAAGCCTCGTCGACTTCGGTGACCACGCAACTTGCTGGCAAGCAAGATAGTGCTGCCAAGCTCACGACGCTGGCAGGCATGACTTGGGCAGCCAATCAATTGCTCATGGCGACCAGTACCGCGGCACTTACGGGGTTGCCGATTAGTGCTTTCGTGCAGACTATCCTCGACGACGTCGATGCAGCTACGGTGCGCACGACCATTGGCGCTGCGGCCACCGGTAGCTTCCCGGCCAAGGCTTCGTCGGCCACCGTTGCCGCCGGCACTGATGATACGCAATGGGTATCATCGCTAGGCGTGGCCGGCACTTATCTGCCGCGTTTGACGGCCTTTGATCTGCATACGACCACACCCTACACGCTGCAGAGCAGCAACAATGGCCAGGTGGTACGGATGTCGTCGGCGAGCGCGATGACCGTGACATTGCCGAACAATTTCCCGGTCGGTTGGAATTGCGTGGTTGAGCAGAGCGGAGCTGGTATCGTGACGTTCTCGGCTGCTTCTGGTGCGACGCTGAATACGCGCGGTGCGCGCAATAAGACTAACGGGCAATACGCATTGGCCTCGCTGTACGTGACGGCAAATGCGGGCGGCGTGGCCGCTATCTACACACTGGCCGGAGACCTTAGCACGTGATCCCGGCAATGCTGGGCGCGGTAGCGGCATCGGTATCCATGCCTACCGCTACATTCTTTGCTGCTGGGCCGCGCACTGCTTTCACCGATTTTACCACCGGCATAACTGCGCAATATCCGGCAGGCGTGCAGGACGGCGATGCCTTGTTCTTGTGCTTCATGAGTTACGGAGCTCCGTTCAGCGCAAAGACTATTTCGGGATGGGATTTTATCAGTAATACGTCCGGACTGACGCTTCTGGGGAAGGGGCGTAGTGGCGATAATTCGGTATTTGTGCAAACGGCAAACTACGGTGCAGCAATAGTTTTTGTCTACCGCAACTGCTCCGGAATGCCTAATGCCGTCTCAGTTACTGCCGTCTTCGGTTCACTTAACGTTAGTGCAATAACATCCGTAGCTGACAACAATTTGGCGTTGAACCTGCTCTATGGCAATCGCACAAGGCCGAGCGGCACTCCTGTTCCACCAATAATTTCCGAAGAAAGTGGTTTCGTCGTGCGCATAACCGACGCCTGGTTTGATCCGGTTTACGGCTATGACCACGCTGTTGAATTGAGCGACAAGCCATTGAGTAACGGACAGAGCACGAGCGGTAGCGGGAATATCTCGGTGGGTTCCAATGCTGCCAATTTGTACGCGCTGGCAGGGACTATCGGATGGCCCGGACCGTATCTCGGCAGTGGCAAAAAATAAGGGGCAGAGATGCCGATCACGCTCATCTATCAGAACATTCGCATCGATGGCACCATGTCCGTGTCGGTAAGCGACATCACCGAGGACCCGGATAGCGGCGGCTTCGTGCGCCGCATCGACTTCTATCAAGATCCGACCAACACAGTTAATCGCGTGCCATCGCTCACCGTCATGATCTACGGCGATCAGACTAGCCTGAAACTCACGATCCCTACGGGGGTTACGTTCTAACGCAAGGAGAAGTAGCAATGACCGCTCCGAAGTTCGGTCTTCAATTCATCATCGTCGACGACCAGCCCCAGCCCGTCATTGGGGCAAATATGGATGTGATCGGCATCGTTGGTCCGTGCTCGACGGCGAGCAACAGCCGATTTCCGTACGACACGCCGGTCCTGGCGTACTCGAACGACTCCACGTTGTTCAACGACCTCGGTCCCGATGGGTACCTCCTCGACGCCATCGACGGCATCAACGATCAGCTCGCGGACTTCGAGATCGCCGCGCAGCTCGTGATCGTGCGCACGCGCTACGGCACCGACGCCAATGCCAACATCAAGCTGGCGCAGACCATCGCAAACATTATGGGCAACTCGGTCGCTAGCACCGGCGTGCACGCGCTGCTGCGAGCTCCTAATCTGTTGTTCTGTACGCCGCGGCTGATCGTTTGCCCCGGCTATACCGGCCAGCAGGCGAACTCGCTCGATACGCTCACCACCAACATCGACGGCGTCGGCTACACGCCAGGCCAGACCTATCAGGTGACGTTCGCGCAAGGCGCGGGCGAGACCAACGGAGCCTATCTGATCATGCCCGTTGCGCACGCGGTGGCCGATGTTAATGGCAACATCACTGATACTGAGATGTTCATCGACAGCTACGGCGCTTACTTCAACGTGGCGCCGACCGCGACACTGCCGGCGCCCGACGGCCCGCCGGTCACGGCGCTCGCCGCTTCCGGCTCGATCACTTTCTCGAGCAATCCAGGCGTTGGCGCGACTATCACGCTCAACGCCACCGTCTGGACGTTCGTGTCGGGCGCGCCAGTCGGCAATCAGACCCAGCTTGGCGCGAATCTGTCAGCGACGCTAACCAGCCTCGTCACCAATCTTAATGCCTCGGCCGATGTGCAGGTATCGAAATGCACGTACTCGATCAGCCAGGGCACGTTGCTCATCGTCGACGACACGGCAGGCTCTGTCGGCAATAACTTCACGCTCGCCGCCACCGTGACCGGCGCTTCGCTTTCCGGCACACATTTGTCGGGCGGTCGCGATGCTGTCGCCTCGACGCAGGCGACGTTGCAAACCGCGCTATCGGTCGGCGCTAATCCGGTCTGTGTCGAGCTCCCCGGAGTGCTGGACCAGCTGATCGGCTATGCTTTCGTGGAGAGCGCTGGCACCTCGCAGATTTCCGACGAGCTATGGCGCAACACCATGAATTCGCGCCGCATCGTGCCGCTTTCCGGCGGATGCCGTGTGATCGACCAGGCCAGTGGCCTGGTGGTCTCACGTCCGCTCGCGCCGAGAATGGTAGGCATGCAGGTCGCCCGTGATCATGAGATCGGTGCGCCTGGACACAGCATCGCCAACCGCCCGATCCAGGGCATCGTTGCGCCTGGCCGTACCATCGTGTTTTCGCTCACCGATGGCGCCTGCGAGGGCCAGCAGCTGCTGGGGGCAAACATCGGCATCACCGTGCGCGGCAACGTCGGCGTGGAGACCGCCATCTCGTCGGGCGGCTTCATCGGCATTGTGCTCGACAACGCGGGAGACGACACCTTGTGGCAAATGTATTCCGTTTGCCGCATGCGCGACTTCATCCATCTGTCGTTGATGCCGGCTTTGCGGACTTACTTGGGCCGGACTAACATCACCAAGCAGACCATCATCAACGTCCTGTCGACAATCGGCGACTTCCTCGGCAATGCCAAGGCGCGGGAATGGATCATCGACTATAGGATGAACTTCAAGGGCAATCTGAACTCGGCGAGTGAGATCCGGCTTGGTCATCTCACCGTCGGCTTCCAGGCAGAAGAGCCGCCGATCACCGAGCGGATCACCACGATGTCGGCCCGCTACAAGCCGGCGATCGACCACATGGTGCAGCAGCTCGAGCAGCAACTCAACATTGCGGCTTAAAAAAACGCACGGCCGGGTGAAGCAACACTCGGTGAACTGGCAAGGAGGACTGACAGCCTCCTCCGTGCGTGACCCTTCATGTCTAGCGCTGTTAACCGGAGACAAACACCATGCCCAACACGCCTCTGATTATGAAAAAGGCCAACCTGTTCTGCGGCAAGGAAGCCGCTGACGAGAGCAACAGCAACCATCTTGTTCTCGCCGAGCTCAAGCTGCCAACGATGGAAGAACAGTATGTTGATCATCGTCCCGGTGGCGGTCCGATCACCATCGAAATCGATCTGATGGTCAACCGGCTCGAGGCGACGTTCAGCCTGGTCGGTTGGTCGCCGCAGGTGGCGGAGCTATTCAACTCGTGGGTTGCCGACGACAACTGGTTCACCGCCTACGGCTATGTGCAGGACCAGATCACCGGCGAGGCTTCGCAAGGCATCGCGCTGTTCCGCGGGCGGCTAGGCCGTGCGGAGCCGGTAAATTGGCGCCCGGGTGATTTGCAGCACTGGAACTACTCGATCCGTTCCATCCTGCACTATGAGCTGGTGCTGGCCGACGAGTCGCTCTACCTCTACGACTTCGCCAACAATACGTTCCTGGTCGGCGGCGTCGATCGCATGGCTGACATCAATGCTCAGCTGCAGACCGGCGCGACCAACATCTCGCCGATCATCGTGAGCAGCGCGTAGTCGCATGGTTGATGTGACGATCAATCTGCTGCAGCCGATCGAGCACAACGGGCAACGGATCGCGAGCGTCGGCATTAGCCGCCCGAAGCTCGACCATCAGATACGGTGGATCGAGCAGCACTTGTCGACGCTCGGGCTGCTGTCGTTGCTGAGTGGGCTACCGGAGACAGCTCTGCGCGAGCTGAGCAACGCCGATTGGGGATTTACCATCGCTGTTCTCACCGCTCTATGTCCGGACCCGATCCAGCAGGATATTGCGCAGGGTACGCACCCGTTCGTGACGCCTGCATTTGGCGAGGTACTGCCCGTCGAGCAGGAGCAGGCCGCGCTAGAACCGGCGCCTGACCAACGTTTTCCCGAACCGCCGGAGGATGCGACCGAGGTCAAGCGCTTCGACAAGCCGCCGCAGTTGAAATTCCCGCAGGCGAAGAAGAAGGGCCAGGTCGAGCCGGAAGACGAGGGCGACGGGTTGGGTATGGAGCCGCAAGGAGAGATCGCGCAGGTGAGCTGAGATGCCTGACATTGCCGAAACCAACATACGCATAAGCGCTACGGATGATACTGCCCGCGCGCTGTCGGGCATGTTGCAGAACATGCGCTCGACGGCCGAAGCGGTTAACGCGATGTGGTCGAAGGGTATCAACTCGGAGATCGAGCGCACGATAAATAGGCTGCAAGACCTATCGAAGAAAGCCGAGGAGGAGGTCGGCAGAAAGACAACGAGTTCGTTCCAGAAGGCGGCGGGCGCCGTCAGCAGTCTTGCTCAAGGCGTCGTCGGCTTGGTCGGTGCGGGAGCGATCGAGGAGTTCGTGCGGCGTGGCGTTTCCGGCTTCATGAACTTCGAAGACGCGATAACGCGCGCCAGACAAGAGATCAAGCTGACGGACGAGCAGATGAAGACGGTGACGGAGACCGTCGAGCGGATACGACAAAAAACAGGGGCCAGCAAGGAGGAGCTGGTCAGTCAGCTGCGTGATTTCCTTGCGCTGTCGGGCGCGCAGACGGATGAGGGAATCAAGCTATACGAACGGCTGCAGGCGATCGCGCGCGCCACTGGCGTCTCATTTGACACGATCTCGAAAGGTGCGATCTCGGCGCTTAAACAGCTCAAAGTACCGCTCGATGAGGTAGAGGGTGTGGTTGCGCAATGGGCGACCACGATGCCGAAGGCGATGCTGGGGCCGTTTTTGCAGGCCGTGCCGGAACTCAACAAACTACTCGAGCAGGTGCACATCGGCGGCAAGAACCGAACTGCCGATCTTGCGGCCATGTTTGCCACGTTGGCGGAGAAGATGGGTGATCCGCGGCTTGCGGCGGATGCACTCAAGAACTCGCTGTCGGAGGCGATGGATACGAGCACTAGGCTCGGCCGCATGATGATCCCGCAGATGGCGGCTATCAAGTCCAGCTCCGATCCGTTGATCGCGCTTTACGATGCCTTGCTCGTGAAGTTCAAGGAACTAGGTCTGTTGGGAGGAGACGAAACTGCCCGCATCAAGGCACAGCGGTTGGGAATTCCTGATGAAACGGTCGAGACCATAAGAAAGTACGGCGAAGCCCAAGATCAAATAAGAGCGAAATTGACTAGCGTTGCCGAGGCGATTGCTCAGATCACTCAGAAAAATGCCGAGCTGGATGAAAAGTTCAAGGCATCGGCGACGCGCATGGCGGCATTGATCGCCGACCTGGGCGAGAAGGTAGGCGAGTTTCTGAACACTTTGGGAGCGCCGAAAGCCCTTGAAGATTTGAATCAATCTATGAAGACATTGAACGAGGTCGCACATGAGTTACAGGCGGCATTTAATTGGGAACTCGATTGGAAGAAATTGCTGAATATCACCGGCCTCACCGAAGAATGGGAGCATATCAAGGGCGTCTGGAAGGGCCGCGAGGAGAGAGTGCGAGGAGAGGGCGCGCCGAAGCTATTTGAAGGCGAGGGCGGTGGTCCTCCCATCATGATGCCAACGCCATTCCAGCATGGCGGCATTGTCAGCAAGCCAACTTTGGCAATGCTCGGCGAGGCAGGGGCGGAAGCAGTGGTGCCGCTAACTGGCGCTCGCGGCGGCGGCGGCGAAAGTGTCGAAGCCGAAAAGGAAAATACGCGTGAGACCAAATCGCTGACCGAGGAGTTGCGCAGGCTTAACGATATTTTGGAGTACAGGGGCTTGGGCGCCGCTGGGGCCGCCGGCGGCGGCGCCGATGGCGATGGCGGCGATCCAGCTAGGGGAACGCGGGGCGGCACTCGCGATCCGAGCACTGGCCGAATGCGCGGGACTCCGGAGGCGCCGACGCCGCGCACGCGTGTGGACGGCAAGCCGGTGCCGCAAGACCCGTATGTGCACCCGGCAACTCCGGCTGACGTTCCAAGTGGAGGACCGCCAGCTCAATATCGCCCTGAGTATCACGCGGAGGGCGGAGATGTGACTCCTGGCAAACCCGCGGTGGTTGGTGAGAAGGGTCCGGAGATCGTCTTGCCGCGGCCTCGTACCCGCCCCCGCCCAGCGCCAGCGCCTGCGCCTGCGCCTGTTGCTCCCACGATCGTTGGTGAGAAGGGTCCTGAACTCATCATGCCACGCTCACAGGGCAGGGTTATTCCGGCAGCTGAAACGGCGTCGCTACGACGGGTCGGTGCAAAACACGGCCTCACCCCGCAATCTATCGCTGGTCTGATTTCTGTCGAATCGGGCTGGAGCACAGGTGCCACTGGAAGTCATGGAAAGTATCGTGGTCTTACACAGATCGGTCAGCAGACTTTCAGAGAGGCCGGCGGCAAACTCGGCGGTTTAACTTGGTCGGAATATCTGAAAGCGTCACCAGCGAAACAGATCGACGTTTATGGTGCTTGGCTCGATCATTATAAGTTTGACCAAAAAGTAAAAGCGGCCGGTGTTGATCTTTCCAAGATGTCGCATGCAGAGCAAGCCGCATTTTTGCAAGCAATGCAATTCTCTCCCAATGCAAATGAATGGATGAAGGACCCAAATACGCGAGCCACTCTTTCTTCGCAAGCTCGTGTGCTTGGTGATACTTCGCGGGCGCAAATGGCGGCTTATTACAAGACTATTCTTCCTGCTGGCGGAGGACAGCCAACACAATATGCCAGCGGCATGGACCTCGAAGGCGATATTGCAACACGGAGCAGGACACTCGATGTAGCCCGCATAGAGCGCGAGACTCGCCTGGCTGGTCCCACAGGAATGGATATTGAGGGCGACCCTGCGACACGGAGCAGGACGCTTGAAGCGGCGCGAGAAGATATGCGCAAAGCGTCGCTCGCGCCGGTGGACAGCTATAAAGCCGCGATTAGGCGTGGTGAACGAGGTGAGTTTAATGCGGCACGCACAGGAGAGTTTGGCAAACTCGGTAGCATACAAACAAAAACAATCACCCTGAGCAATGGCCAGTCGGTAAAAGTTAATGCGCTCGTTGCTGATCGCTATGAAGGCTTTTTGAACGAAATGATAGAACGGGGATATCCGGTCGATGTTCGCGGCGGCGGCGGCTATAACCCGCGAGCCATAGCGGGCACGAGAACGCCATCGATGCATGCTTACGGCACTGCTGTTGACATCAATGTTAAACAAAATCCGCAGCATGGTCGTACTAACTTGCCATCGTCGGTGGAAGCAATTGCATGGCAGCACGGACTGTCATGGGGCGGCCGTTTTGGCGATCCGATGCATTTCGAGGCGATGGGTGCTCAAGCATGGGCATCCAAGAAACGGCAGCTTGAAACAAGGGCAGCAAGGGCAGAATCGCGACAAGGTGGCGGTCCGGTTGGCGCCGGCTCTTCGTACCTGGTCGGCGAAGAGGGGCCAGAGCTTTTTTCACCCTCGCTTTCTGGTGGCATCATATCCAACGATCAGATCAATATGATGCGTGCTCAGATGGAAAAGCCGATCAAGATGAATGTGGAAGCTCCATCTATCCCGGCATATCAGACGCGGGCGCAGATGGCTCGCAGCCAGCGCCGCGTCGAGCGCATGGCGCACGAGGATCAGCAACGCGACGATGGCAAGCACAACCCATCCTTTTTAGGGACGCAGTGACATGGCTGATGTTGGTCAATCGATGCTTGGCACGACTATTCCTGACGGGCTGCTTCCGCCCGATGTTTCGTGGGAACGCGCTGACGGACTCGGTCCGCAGCTAGTCGAGCCGACCGCGGATCAGTTTCTCGCGACGCTTTACCAGTGGGGGCCGATCCAGTTCCAGGTTTGGCCGCTCAATGCGCACGAGGTGGACCACGAAACGTCAACGGATTGGGCACATAAGGAGATACTCGGGGCGGGCGTGTATCGAGAATGGACAGGTGAGAATGATGAGACGTTGCATTTCCGCGGGCATCTTTTCCCGTATCGGCTCGGCGGCATGAGCGCGATGGAGCGGTTCGAGACGGAAAGGCGGCAAGGCATGGTCCACCTGATGCTGCGTGGGCGCGGCGAGTATATGGGCTGGTTCGTGTGCGAAAAACTGATCCGCACGCACACCTTCCTGTCGAGCGAAGGCGTCGGCCGACAGCTCGCCTTCGAGTCGGTAATGGCGCGCGCGCCGATACCGGACAACGCCACCTACGTCAGCAAGCTATGGGGCTCGAGCCAGCCGAGGCCGTGATATGCCAGCCAAGAACGCGACAATAGTCGGCTTCGAGATTTACCAGGTGCTCAGCGAGTTCATCACCGCAGATTTCATAGTTTGGAAAAGATATAGGAACCGTGCCCCCGGCATCATGGAGCTGATGCTTGACGCTAATCCGCAACTCTCGTGGGGCCATCGCAAGTCACCGTTCATTCCAGTAGGCACGCTGATCCGCCTGCCAATTGACCAGAATATGCTGCTCGGCCGGCCGGCGACACTTCCTACGGACTCGCTCTGGACTGACAGGCAGGGTTTCCGTCTTCCAGTATAGGAGAACCAATGTGAGCTTCGTCGACGTCTTCGGGGAGCTGCCAGCACCGGCGGACACGACCGAGCCATTCATCGGCACGGCGACGCAGACCAACCGTTTGCTGGCCCATTACAAGGTGGAGATTGGTGGCGTCGATATCACCGATGCACTCAGGCCGCACTTGGAATCGCTACAGATCGTCGATGACGGCGTACCGCACGCGACCATCGAGGTTGACGATCGCGACGCCAAGTTGCCGATCCCGCCGTTCGACACCGAGGTGCATATCGAACTGGGCTGGGAGAGCGAGGAGATGGTGACCGTGTTCGATGGTCACACCTTCGACCTCGAATACGGCTGCGCACGCAAGCAGGGCGGCCGCAAGATGTGGGTGCATGCTTTCGCGCCGCGGATGACCTCGCATGCCAAGACGCCGATGCAGGAGGGCGTGGGCGAGGGCGCGGAAGCGGGGCAGAAGGAAGGCAAGCAAATCCCGATGTCGGATTTTTTGCAGAAGGCGGCGAGCAACGCCGGTTTCA